AACGTATCAGTAAAAGAAGTAGACAGAGATAACGTACCTCGTATAGACTACACAGGAGGAGGTTGTCCACATATATTAGCAGAGCCACAGAGGACTAATTTGGTTTTAAATAGTGAACCTACAACAAATGAAGGTGCAGCAGCTAATATTACTTATGAATCTTTTAGTTGGGCTATAGGTTTTGATAATTGCGTTGTATTTGGAGATAACTCTGTTGCTAGATATTGGTACGGAAGTTCAGTAACAAGTGGAACAGAGTACACTTTATCAGCTTATATTCTTATGGATGATAATAGTGAACCTGTTGTTTCAAATGATATTTCAAGTGGAGATTTTAGTTTAAATATAGGTAACGCAATTGGAGGAGGTACTATAAATGCAAGTGTAAGTATGGGTAATAACATTTGGAGAGTTTCAAAAACAAAAGTTTCAACTCAAACAACATCAAATAATGGGGTACTTAAATATACAACACAATCTTCTAAAGGTTTTAAAGTAGTCGGTTATCAAATGGAAGTAGGCTCATACCCAACGAGTTACATTCCAACAACAGGAAGTACAGTTACAAGAAACCAAGACATCTTCACAAGAGATGGTATAGGTAGTTTGATAAATAGTACAGAGGGGGTTTTGTTTATTGAGATGGCAAGACAAGAAGGAGATACTTCAGCAGGTATAATAAGCTTAAATAATGGTACTGCATCACAAACAGTTGCCTTATATTATTTTTCAACAGGAACAATTTATTTTGATATAATAAGTAGTTCACCTACTGTATCAGGTGGTGTTGGAGGATTTAATACCTATAATTTTAATAAAATCGCATTAAAATATAAATCAGGCGATATTGCTTTATGGGTTAATGGAGTAGAAGTTCTTACAAGAACTAATGCAATTTCTTTAACAGGATTAAATAAAATATCTTTTGACTATGGTAGTGGTGCGTTACCATTCTTTGGCAAAGTAAAACAACTACAAGTATATAACACAGCACTAACAGATGCACAATTAACTTCTTTGACTACATAAAATGAACATATATAAATTACAATTCGATACAAAAGCACAAGGAGATGCAGATTTACTTGCTAAAGGTACTTATGAAGTAGTAACTGAAGAAGGAGTAAGTCAAGACCTATACATTAATGGTACTCAAGCAATAGTTTACATAGGTAAAATAGTAGAGATACCAGGAACGTATGATCCTGATGGACACGAAATAACACCACCTGTATATTATCCTGGAGTATTCTATGACTTAATGACTAAGGAAGAATATGACTTTGGAACTTATGAGGTATTTCCAACAGATTGCGTACATTCGTTTTTAGGTTATGCAAAAAATGCAGATGGTATTGATGTTGATCCTGATGAATTAGAAGAAATATAAAACAAATAAAATGAAAGATAATATCTTAAGTATAAATTTAGAAACTCAAACAGCTCCTGTTGTTTCAGAGGTTAGAGGTAAAGACTACATAGAATACGGAACAGAAGATTGGAAAAACCTTTATCCTCAGTTTTTAATAGATTTATACTACAATAGTTCAACTCACGCAGCAATTGTAAATTCAACAGCTGAAATGATAGCAGGAGAAGATTTAATAGTTGAAGATGATGAAACAAATTTAGATGCTTATGTTAAACTTAAGAAATTATTAAGACACGCAAACAGCAAAGAGTCATTACATCAAGTAATAAAGAAAGTAGCTTTTGACTTTAAACTACAAGGAGCTTATGCTTTACATATTATTTGGAATAGAGAAAGAACAGAGATAGCAGAAATATATCACGTACCTGTTGAAAGGGTAAGAGCAGGAAGACCAAACGAATTAGGACAAGTAGATACATATTTTATTAGTGGAGATTGGAGTAATGTTAGAACGCATAAACCTTATCCAATAGCAGCATTTAATGTAAACGATAGAACAGCAGGTAGTCAGTTATTATACACAGGAGCTTATTCTCCTAATATGGACATCTATCATACACCAGACTACATAGCTGGTTGTAATTGGGCTTTAGTAGATCAAAGAGTAGCAGAGTTCCATTTATCTAATATAGAGAATGGTTTTAGTGGTAGCTACTTTATTTCTTTTGCAAATGGAATACCAACACAAGAAGAACGTTTCCAAATAGAACAAAGTCTTACTGAAAAATTCGTTGGGGCAAAAAATTCGGGCAAATTTATTTTATCATTCAGCGAAGACCGTACTAGAATACCTGAGATAACTCCTATATCAGTTTCAGACGCAGATAAGCAATATCTAGCACTCCAAGAGCTATTGGTTCAGAATATCTGTTCAGCTCACAGAGTAACATCTAAGACGCTTTTAGGAATAGATTCTACTAATGGCTTTAGCTCTAATACTGATGAGCTTGTAAATGCTGCTAATTTCTATCAAAATACTGTTGTAAGAGGTTTTCAGCTAAACATCTTAAATACTTTACAGACTATATTCTCAGTAAATAATATGGACTTGCCTGTTGAGTTTGTACAATTAAAACATATAACAGTACAATTTGATTCTGAGACTATCAGAGAAGTAATGACGCAAGATGAGATTAGAGAAGATATAGGATTAGCACCTTTATCAAATGATGAAGAAGTAGTAGATGATAGAGATAATTTTAGTAAAGTAGGTAATATAGATGGTAAACCTGTATTTGACACAATAGAAGAAGCAGAAGCACACGCAAAGACTATTGGATGCGAAGGTTACCACGAACACGAATATGAAGGAAAAGTCTCTTATATGGCTTGTAAAGACCATTCAGAAGCAACTGAGCTATCTAAATTCATAGCTGAGTTTGGAGAAGATATGCCTGAAGAATGGGAATTAGTAGAAGAAGAAAAAGCTGACGGAGAACATACAGACTTTGACTTTGAAGAAGTTTTAAATGATGTAGCTAATGAAAAGATAGAATTAGCAAGTACAGGTAGAGCAATACCTAGTAGAAAATCTGAACAAGATGGTGTATCTAAAAAGACTTATGATTATTTTAGAGTACGTTATGTATATACAAAAGATAACTTCTTAAGTCAAGAAGGAGAAACTAGAGATTTTTGCAGACAAATGATGGGAGTTAAGAAAGTATATCGTAAGGAGGATATAATTAATATGAGTAAAAAACCTGTTAATCCAGGATGGGGGCCGCGAGGTGCTAACACATATTCAATATGGCTTTATAAAGGAGGAGGTAACTGTCATCATTATTGGTTACGTCAGATATACAAAACTACAATAGGAGAGTCTAAGACTACTAAGATTGAAGATGCTGACTTAATAGGATATACTAAAGCTAAGTCAGAAGGGTTTACTGCTAAAAAGAACAATGTATTAGTAGCTAAGCCACCAAAAAAAATGAAGAATAACGGATTTTTAGAACCAAGATAACTATGGCATACGTACTATTTATATCAGAAGAAAAACTAAAAGACTCAACAGCAATCAATCTTAATGTTGATCCTAATCTATTATTGCCTTATGTAAGACAAGCACAGAAGCTTTACGTAGAGCCAAAGTTAGGAACTAAACTTACACAAAAGCTAAAAGACTTAATAACTGCTGGTACGATAGGAGATGTAGCTAACGCAGCTTACAAGACGTTGTTAGATGATTACATAGGAGATATGCTACCTAATTGGGCGTTTTATCACGCAGTACCTTTTTTACGTTTTAAGATAGAAAATGGCAACATATATTCTAAGACATCTGAAACAGGAAATGCTCTTAGTACAGAGGAGAGTCAAAGTTTAAGAGAAGAAGTTTCAAATACTGCTCAATACTATACAGAAAGACTTATAGAGTACATAACTAACAACACAAGCTTATTTCCTGAGTATAGTACGAATAGTGGTGCTGATGTTAATCCTGATAGAAATGCTTACTATAATGGTATGAATTTAGAAAGACCTAGCCAACAAGGAACTAGACTTACTTTAAGAAACTTTTTAAACGCATCTGACTATTCATAATGAAGAAACACTATAAACCAAAATTAATTAACGTAACTAAGCTGAAATCCTACTTAGAAAGTAAGCCAAAAA